GGGGAACCCGATGCCGGTGCCTTACGGTGAAATGCTGGTTGGCTCCCGGCGAATCTCTCAGGACATCAGTACCCGTGATGAAGGCGGTGGCGGGAAGGTCGTGGTTATCGGGCGGCAGAGGTAAAAAGAATAAAAAAATCCCGCAGTGTTGCGGAGCTGCGGGAGAGTTACGAAGATTAACTATAGAGAATTATTCTTATGTCACGACAAAAAACATTAACGCAGAGAAATTATTAGTACCACAGTCAGTTTGTGAAAATGTGAAGATATTCAGAATTTTTATTCAGTGATGATACAGGCATCCTCCGGGATGCCTGTTGTTTTTGTGCGTAACAGTTATCACAGTAAAGGGTGAGACAATGGGCAAAGGTGGCGGCAAGGCGCACACGCCGGTTGAGGCAAAGGACAATCTTAAGTCCACGCAGATGATGAGCGTGATTGATGCCATTGGTGAAGGGCCGATTGAAGGTCCGGTGAAGGGACTGCAGAGTATTCTGGTGAACAAAACCCCGCTGACGGACACTGACGGCAATCCTGTGATACACGGTGTGACCGCGGTCTGGCGCGCCGGGGAGCAGGAGCAGACACCACCCGAAGGCTTTGAGTCCTCCGGGGCGGAAACCGCACTGGGCGTGGAAGTGACGAAGGCAAAGCCGGTGACGCGCACCATTACATCCGCGAACATTGACCGCCTGCGGGTCACCTTCGGGGTGCAGTCACTGGTGCAGACCACGTCAAAGGGTGACCGAAACCCGACATCCGTCCGCCTGCTGATTCAGTTACAGCGTAACGGTAACTGGGTGACGGAAAAGGATGTCACCATTAACGGCAAGACCACCTCGCAGTTTCTGGCGTCGGTGATTCTGGATAATCTGCCTGAGCGGCCCTTTAACATCCGGATGGTCCGGGAGACAGCGGACAGCACCCCGGACCAGCTGCAGAATAAGACGCTCTGGTCGGCATACACCGAAATCATCGATGTGAAACAGTGCTACCCGAACACGGCGATTGTGGGGCTGCAGGTGGATGCGGAGCAGTTTGGCGGTCAGCAGATGACGGTGAACTACCATATCCGCGGTCGCATCATCCAGGTACCGTCAAACTATGACCCGGAAAAACGCACTTACAGCGGCATCTGGGACGGCAGCCTGAAACCGGCATACAGCAACAACCCGGCCTGGTGCCTGTGGGACATGCTGACTCACCCGCGCTATGGCATGGGAAAACGTCTGGGGGCGGCGGATGTGGACAAGTGGGCGCTGTATGCCATCGGGCAGTACTGCGACCAGACGGTCCCGGATGGTTTCGGGGGCACAGAGCCGCGGATGACCTTTAATGCGTACCTGTCACAACAGCGTAAGGCATGGGATGTGCTCAGTGATTTCTGCTCGGCGATGCGCTGTATGCCGGTATGGAACGGCCAGACGCTGACGTTCGTTCAGGACCGCCCGTCGGATGTGGTGTGGCCGTACACCAACAGCGATGTGGTGGTGGATGATAACGGCGTGGGGTTTCGCTACAGCTTCAGCGCCCTGAAGGACCGCCACACGGCGGTGGAGGTGAATTACACCGACCCGCAGAACGGCTGGCAGACCTCCACGGAACTGGTGGAAGACCCGGAAGCCATACTGCGCTACGGGCGCAACCTGCTGAAGATGGATGCGTTCGGTTGCACCAGTCGCGGTCAGGCCCACCGTGCCGGGCTGTGGGTGATAAAGACCGGACTGCTGGAAACGCAGACGGTGGATTTCACGCTCGGGTCACAGGGGCTGCGTCACACCCCCGGTGACATCATTGAAATCTGTGATAACGACTACGCCGGTACCATGACCGGCGGACGTGTCCTGTCCATCGATGCCGCCAGCCGCACCCTGACACTGGACCGTGAGGTGACCCTGCCGGAGACAGGTGCCGCCACGGTGAACCTGATTAACGGCAGCGGTAAGCCGGTGAGCGTGGCCATTACTGCACACCCCGCGCCGGACCGGATACAGGTCAGTACCCTGCCGGATGGTGTGGAGACATACGGTGTGTGGGGGCTCTCCCTGCCGTCACTGCGTCGTCGCCTGTTCCGCTGTGTCTCCATCCGGGAAAACACGGACGGCACTTTTGCCATCACGGCAGTGCAGCATGTGCCGGAAAAAGAAGCCATTGTGGATAACGGGGCCAGCTTTGAGCCGCAGTCAGGCACCCTGAACAGTGTTATCCCTCCGGCAGTGCAGCACCTGACGGTGGAGGTGAGCGCCGCTGACGGGCAGTATCTGGCGCAGGCGAAATGGGACACGCCGCGGGTGGTGAAGGGTGTGCGCTTCAGTCTGCGCCTGACCAGCGGAAGCGGAGAAGACAGCCGTCTGGTGACCACCGCCATCACTGCGGATACAGAGCATCGTTTCAGTGGTCTGCCGCTCGGGGAATACACCCTGACAGTCAGGGCAATTAACAGTTATGGCCAGCAGGGCGAACCGGCCACCACCACCTTCCGGATTAACGCGCCAGCAAAACCCGCCACCATTGAACTGACGCCGGGGTATTTTCAGATAACGGCGGTACCGGTGCTGGCGGTGTATGACCCGACGGTACAGTTTGAATTCTGGTTCTCCGAAAAACGCATCACGAACACGGCACAGGTGGAAAAATCTGCCCGTTATCTGGGGACCGGCAGTCAGTGGACTGTCCAGGGGAGCCGGATTAAGCCGGGGACGGATTTCTGGTTTTATGTGCGCAGCGTCAATCTGGTGGGCAAGTCTGCGTTTGTGGAAGCCAGCGGGCAGGCCAGTAATGATGGTGAAGGGTATCTGGAAATTTTCCGGGAAAAAATAGGAAAACTGCATCTGGCTCAGGGGTTGTGGGAACTGATAGATAACAGCCAGCTTGCAGATGAGATGGCGGAGATGAAGACCAGCATCACGGAAACCCGCAATGAAATCACACAGACGGTCAACAAAACACTGGAGAACCAGAGCGCCACCATACAGCAGATACAGCGCGTGCAGAAGGACACAAATGATGACCTGGCTGCACTCTACATGCTGAAAGTACAAAAAACCAAAAACGGCATTCCTTATGTGGCCGGGATTGGTGCAGGGATTGAGGATACTGATGGCCAGCCACTGAGCAACATACTGCTGCTGGCTGACTGTATCGCGATGATAAATCCGGAGAGCGGCAACAGCACTCCGTTATTTGTGGCGCAGGGGAATCAGCTGTTCATGAACGACGTGTTCCTGAAACGACTGTTTGCGGTGAGCATCACCTCGTCCGGCAATCCCCCAGCATTTTCCCTGACGCCGGAAGGAAAGCTGACGGCAAGGAACGCGGATATCAGCGGAGCAATTACCGCGAATACCGGCACGCTCAATAATGTCACCATTAACGAGAACTGTGTCATCAGAGGGAAACTGTCTGCAAACCAGATTGAAGGCGACCTGGTGAAGACGGTGGGGAAAGCCTTTCCCCGGAATAACAGTTATGCCAGCGGTACGGTAACCGTCACAGTTTACGATGACCATGGCTTCGACCGGCAGATTATCATTCCCCCGGTGCTGTTTCGCGGGACGAAACACCAGAATTTCAACAGCCCGAATCAGCAGTCGTACTGGTATTCCACCTGTAAGCTACAGGTGCTGAAGAACGGGGTTGAGATTTTCCATGAACCGGCAACGGATGTCAGCCGGGTGTTCTCATCGGTGATAGATATGCCGGCAGGGCGGGGTCATGTCACCCTGACGTTTAATGTGTCGTCGGCCGGTGCGAACAACTGGACGCCGACAACGTACATCAGTGATTTACTGGTTGTGGTCATGAAAAAATCCACGGCAGGGATCAGTATCAGCTGACGGTTTATTAACCCGGACGGGCACCTCAGGAGGTGCCTTTTTTATTGACTGAAAACGAGAGGTCATCATGCGACATTTATACGGAGCCATTTTATTCTGGACCGCACTGCTGACAGGCATTTCCCTTCCTGCACAAGCTAAAACCGGACACGGTGCATTTTCTGTGGGGTACACACAGGTGCACCCGGACGGTACGCCGGGGCTTTCCGGTACCGGCATCAGGGCCGGCGATCTGAAAGGGATTAATGTGAAATACCGTTATGAGTTCACGGATCACCTGGGCGGCATTGTCGCGCTGAGTTATGCATCGGTGAAGAAAAGTGACACGATGCAGACGGGTGAAAATACCTTCCATTATGAAAGCCTGCGCGGTCGTTATGTCAGTCTGATGGCCGGCCCTGTCTGGCAGCTCAGTGAGCGGGTCAGTCTCTATGGCATGGCCGGGATGGCGTACACCCGCTGGTCTGACAGTGTTCAGGATTACCGGCGTGATGAAGTGAAACCGGGGTATGTGAAGGAGACCACCACCGCCAGTGATGGTCATACTGCGCGTCATCTGTCGCCGGCCTGGAATGCCGGGATTCAGTTCAGTCCCGTAGAGACGGTGGTTATTGACCTTGCTTATGAAGGTTCCGGCAGTGGCGACTGGCGCACTGACGGGTTCATCGTGGGTGTTGGCTATAAATTCTGATTAGCCAGGTAACACAGTGTTATGACAGCCCGCCGATTCAGGCGGGCTTTTTTGTGGGGTGAATATGGCAGTAAAGATTTCAGGTGTACTGAAAGACGGTACAGGAAAACCGGTAGAGAACTGCACCATTCAACTGAAAGCCAGACGGACCAGCAGCACGGTGGTGGTGAACACGGTGGCCTCTGAAAATCCGGATGAAGCCGGTCGTTACAGCATGGACGTTGAGTACGGTCAGTACAGCGTCATTCTGTTGGTGGAAGGATTCCCGCCATCACATGCCGGAACAATCACAGTGTATGAAGATTCTCAACCGGGGACGCTGAATGATTTTCTCGGTGCCATGTCGGAGGATGACGTCCGGCCGGAGGCACTGCGTCGTTTTGAACTGATGGTGGAAGAAGCGGCGCGTAACGCAGAGGAGGCGAAGAAGAATGCCGGAGAGGCGGAGACATCAGCGAGGAATGCCGGCATATCAGCCAGTCAGGCAGAAGAGAACGCTGCAAATGCTGACACTTCAGCAGGGGATGCATCGGAGTCAGCCCGGCAGGCGGCAGAAAGTGCAGCCGCTGCAAAGCAGTCAGAGGAGGCGTCCTCGTCCTCGGCCTCTGAGGCCGCTCAAAAAGCCAGTGAGTCATTACAAAGTGCAGCAGATGCTGAGTTGTCAAAAAAGACGGCAGAAA